AAGAATTGTAGGATTATATGCCTCAAGCCAATTTGCAAGCACAAAATATGTTGCGTTTAGTAAAAAGGGCAGCGGTAATACTTCTACAACAGGTGGTTTTACTCAGCTTAAAATGAGATTCAATAATGCTCAGTGGAGATATGGTGATCCTATTACGGGCACTACTAACTATGATATAACATTGAATAGAACATCCTCCAACGGTTTTGCTTACATCCAGAATACCCTCGACGGTGGAGGCACCCCAACGTACTCATGGTATTGGTACACTAATGCCGTTGTCACTGATCCTGCACTTCAGGCTTACTACGCTTTATACGGTGCGCTTGGTGGTGGATTTATCTCTTTTAAAGTTGTATACTAAATTATAATAGGAAAAAATATGTACACAGAATACGAAATATTACACATCGATACAACCGAAGAAATGGTTGTAATTAAATTTTCAGAAGAAGGCCGAACTGATTTTATAACTCGTCGATATTATAGAGACGAGCTTAATGACGAAATCATTATAGCACTTGTTGAACACGCCCAAACTGAAGCCGCGGCATTTTATGATAGGGATGCTGCTTCTACTCCGTTTGAACCGACTAGTTGGACTGGCACTATACGAGAATTAGTCATGGGACCTATCCCAGATTATGATCCAAGCTGGCAAAAAATGGAAGAGACTTGGGAAGAAAATGAAACTACACGAACCAGAGTTTTAACAGTTGTTGAACTTAGTGATGCTGAAAAAGTAGTTCAAATTCTTCAGAAAAGAGAAGAACTTTTAATGAATACTGACACAAGAGCATTAAGTGATAGACCTATGTCAACTGCTATGATTGCATATCGACAAGCGCTACGAGATATAACTGATCAGGAAGGATATCCAAATAGCATTACATGGCCAATTGAACCGATAGGATAATTGTCATGGCAAAATTAAAATACTATGCACTATGCTGCAGGAATATGCATTCCACTAAAAGGCATTTAAAATATATACCAAAAGAAGATTTGGTTATAGTATTAAATTCTTGGACTACTGAAGGCTGTGAACTGCGTGAGGTTAATGCTCAATACCTATTAGATGCCGAAGCTTGGTGTATTGCTGAAGGCCTCGAGTATTATATCACACCTAGCGATGGTACGCCTTCTACAGGAAAAAACTCTGTAATGTCGCTTTTCCGCGAGTCTGATAACGATTACATGGTATTAGTTGATGGCGATGATTATCTTACACCTCATGGTGTATGGTTATATAATCAGATCGCACAAAGCGTTTCACCTCCAGATGCAATTGCTCTAGAGTACCAATACGGAATTGCTGCTCATTTTATGTATCAGTATGCACCAAATGGATCAAATCCAGAACATATTCCAGGGTATGGATATAGATCGTTTATGCATAATCATAAATGGTGGCAGGAGACACTAGCTGGAACATATATTCCGGTTATTGATGAATATTCAAGAAGATTAAACGAAGCTCATACTAAGGTATACTCGTTCGCTTATGAATATATTAATAACTGGGAACACCATCTAAGGTTAACGTTTTACTCTAAGAAAGCTGCAGCTGAAGAATTTGTATTTGATCCTGAATTAATAGTAGGCGAAGATACTATGCAGTATAATAACCTAAAATATGCATGGAGTCAAGGCAATATTGATTTAAGACATCTCCACGAAATATATCCAACGTATGTATATGATCAAAGAGTTGATGGCATAGTTCAATACGCAAATAAGAGAAACGAAGATTGGGGCAGTGTTGATTGGATGGAAAGACTTGGCGTTGAGTATGACAAATTCATTGCTGAGGGTAAAGGCATTACAGCAACACCAGAATATGTTAATCTACCAGAATTTCCTGATGATTATATACCTGATACTGATGGTTTAATTAACTATCCGCATAAAGAAGTAAAATATTAAAGTACCAAAGAATTTATTTAAACGAATATAAAATGTCGTATAAATAATAGTGGATGCCGAATTGGTCGGGTCCATTTTTTTAACCTTGCTACATGTAGGAGGAAACACACATGGTAAGAAATACTACTATGAACGTACCGCGTTCACTATTTATTGGGTTTGAGCCCATACTAAATGAACTTGAGAGAATCCACTCTGCTGGAAGATCACAAGACAATTATCCACCCCACAACGTTGTAAAAATCGATAATGAACATTTCATTATTGAATTAGCTGTTGCTGGATTTACTAATGATGACATTAGCATCGAAGTAAAGGATGGCATTCTTTTAGTTAAAGGCGATAAATTTGTTAATGACGATCGTGAATACGCGCACAAAGGTATATCATCCCGCAAGTTCGAGAAGTCCTTCCGACTCTCTGAATTTGTTGTAATAGATGGGGCTGATCTTGTGAATGGGATACTTGTGGTTAACGCCAGAGTTGAAGTTCCAGAAGAGAGGCGTCCTCGGAAGATCGAAATCGGATCTACTGGGACATCAACGAAGAAGGGTTTACTCAATGAGTAATTCCGGTGAGCAGCGAAAACCCAGTGGGTTGTAATAAACTATCTACTGGAGTCAGACTATGGGTTACATACGTAAGCACAAGCATGACATTAGATCTGGATTCGAAGCAACTTTACTAATAGCTGGGATATTATGTTTATCTCCGTTTATTATGATGGTAGCTGCGAGTTCATACTAAGTCACTTTAAAGAAGACGGGAGGGAGTAATCCTTCCCAACTTTTTAAAAATAAACCTTTACATTATGTCCAAACTATGATATAATATACTCTATTATTCGATATGGTTATACTATGAAATTTTACACATCTATCTCACGTTATGGCAATAATCTTCTCTATAGAGGTTACAGTAACGGCAAAAAAATTCAAACAAAAATTAAGTACAAACCGACATTCTATGTCAATACACCTAATCCTACACCATTTAAAGCATTAGATGGAACTAAAGTTGCGCCTATCAAATTTGAAGATATGCGTGAAGCTAAAGATTGGCTTGCGTCAAACCAACATACTGCAGGCCGACATATTTACGGTAACAACAAACATATTCCAGCATATATTAATGAAGCATTCCCTGGCAATATTAAGTTTGATCGTAACCTTATTAACGTAACAACAATTGATATTGAAGTACAATCAGATGCTGGCTTTCCTGAACCAGAACATGCTGCTCATGAAGTAACAGCAATCTGTATGAAAAACAATATCGATAAGACCTTTTACGTCTGGGGTCTTAAAGACTATGACGTAGAAAAAACATACATGACAGAAAATCGTGTAGTATACGAAAAGTGTATGACCGAATCAGAACTCCTATTAAAATTCATTGCTCATTGGTCTTTACCATCTCAATGCCCAGATGTTATTACTGGTTGGAATTCACGATTCTTTGATATTCCATACCTTGTTAATCGTATCATTAAAATCCATGGTGAAGAGTTCGTTCGTAGATTATCTCCCTGGGGTTTGATCGATCGTCGTGATGTCAATACAATGCAGCGTAAACAGTGCGCTTATGAAATTCAAGGTATCGCTCAAATGGATTACCTTGATCTATTTCGTAAATTTGGTTACTCATATGGTCCACAAGAATCATACAAGCTTGACAATATTGCTCACGTAGTACTTGGAGAACGTAAGCTTTCTTATGAAGAACATGGTAACCTTCATACTCTTTACATACACGATCATCAAAAGTTTATTGACTACAATATTAAAGACGTAGACTTGGTAGATCGTTTCGAAGATAAGATGGGTCTTATTACATTAGCTCTTACTATGGCTTATCGTGGTGGTGTTAACTATGGCGATGTCATGGGCACAACTGCCATATGGGATTCTATTATCTTTCGTAATCTACATGCAAATAACGTCATCGTTCCATTCGGCGAAGAAAAGTTTAAATCGCCATATCCAGGTGGCTTTGTAAAAGATCCACATGTTGGAATGCACGAATGGGTTGTTTCTTTTGATTTGAACTCACTGTATCCATCAATCATTATGCAAAATAACATGTCTCCTGAAACTATTATCAATGGTAAAGTTGCTAATGTTACTGTTGATAGTCTTCTAAGTGGCGATGTTAAACCTAAGCTTGAAGCTAATGAATGCGCTTCAGCATCTGGTCAGTATTTTACTACTGATGCACAAGGTATCCTACCAAAAATTATTGATGAAATGTATAGTGAACGTGTTGTAATCAAACGTGCAATGATCAATGGTCAAAAGGAACTTGAAAAGGTTGACAAAAACAACAAACAAGAATTGTATCGAGTTCAACGCGATATTAACATCGCTGAAAATCAACAAATGTCTATTAAGATTCTTCTAAACAGTCTTTATGGCGCACTTGGTAACAAATACTTTAGATTCTTTGATCAACGTATTGCTGAAGGTATTACTCTATCTGGTCAGCTTACTATTCGCTGGGCTGAAAAGGCTATCAACGAATATCTCAATAAGATTCTTAAAACCAAAAAAGACTATGTTATTGCTATCGATACAGATTCTGTTTACGTAGTACTCGATGATCTTGTTAAAGCTGTTAGTCCTAAGAATCCATTGGAATTTATCGATACTGTTTGTAAGGAAAAGCTTGAAACTGTTCTTGAAGAAAGCTATGCTGATTTGTTTAAAGTCATGGGTGGTATCGAAAACAGAATGGTCATGAAACGTGAAGCAATTGCTGATCGTGGTATCTGGACAGCAAAGAAAAGGTATATCCTAAACGTTCTTGATAATGAAGGTGTTCGATATGCTGAACCAAAGCTTAAAATTATGGGTATTGAAGCTATTAAGTCTTCTACACCAGCTCCATGTCGTACAGCTCTTAAGCAAATGTTTAGGACAATAATCAGTGGTTCTGAATTAAAGGTTCAACAAGATATTGAAACCTTTAGAACGTACTTTAAAACTCTGCCACCTGATGAGATTGCCTTTCCACGAGGTATAACTAACCTTACTAACTATATGGATAATCAAACAATATACAAAAAAGGTACACCAATTCATGCTCGTGGTAGTATCATGTATAACAAATTACTTGTAGACAAATCGCTTACTAAGCAATATAACAAGATCCAAAATGGTGAAAAGATTAAGTTTATCTACCTTCGAACACCTAATCACATAAAGGAAAATGTAGTATCCTTTCTTGATTATTTGCCTGAAGAGTTTGGTCTACATCGCTACATTGATTATGACACTCAGTTTGATAAAACATTCTTAGGTGTTATTGATCCAATACTTCAAGCTGTTGGTTGGAACTCAAAAGACATAGCAACGCTTGATGAATTCTTTTAAAATAAACCTTTACATTCAACCAAAACTATGATATAATATAACTATTATGAAAGGAGATACAAATGACAATTAAATTATTAAGACTTACTTCAGGTGAAGAAATCATCGTAACTATTACTAGCTCTTCGCAGGACTCAGTTACGTTTGAAAAGCCTGTAGCGTTATATGCAGCTGAAGAAGGTAAACTAGGCTTTATGCCTTATGTTCCATACACAAAGGCTGAAAATGGACTAACTATCAAATCAGAACATATTCTATTTGCAGTTGATCCAATTGACGAAGTACTAGAGCAATACAAATCTGCTACTAGTGTTATCCAAATTACACAACCACAAG